ACTCTTCCGCTTCATCGCAGACGAAAGTCGTAATGCCTTGAATGGATTTCAGTTTTGCTGTCTGGTTCCCGGAAGAAGTCTTGATACCCCGGAACATGATACGGCTCTTAGTCATCTTATTGACTATATCCGTCTTTGTGGTCTTGAAATATTTCGTGGTACCGTCCAAATCTATCTTCTCCATCATTTCGGGAATGATAGACATACCGGCAGAAACCATAGTGTAACGGGTGTAAAGAATCTGATGAACTATCTTCTCTACGGGAGTCATTTCAAAAGTCAACCGCTCAATAAAGGTAGAAGCATTGAAAGACTTTCCGCTACCACGCCCACCGGTGATAAGAATTATAAATTTTTCCTTATCCTCATATAATGGATGGTAAATTTCTTGAGGTACTATCATTTCAGCTTGTCTTTAATCCAGGAATCAATGTTGATGCCATGCTCTATGTCTGTTGGAATATCAGCATCTTCATTCGATGCAACTGGGGCACGCCCGAACAGTCTGTCTTCCATTCCATCCAATACATCGGTCATTCCTTTTGCCGCATTTCGTTTCAATCCTCGAGCAAGGATGAGTACCCACATAGGGGTGTCTTCCTTGCCAATTATCTTATCAATCTCTTGCGGAGTACACTGGAGTAAATACATCTTCACTTCATTCCATTCCTCACGAGACACGTTATAGGCTTTTTTGGCGATGGTATATAGTTTGGGCTTCCTGCCACGATTCTCTGGCTGGTTCGTGCTTGAAAAGCGGTTTCCTTTGCCCTTTATGTGTTCGTATTCTCCTGCCATAACGCTTGATTAACGCTCGATTTTACACTTTTTATCATTTTTTGCTGTTTCTATTTTTATTTGTACCTTTGCACTCGTAGGATGCACGGGTCGGAGTAAGGGTGGCCCCCGTCTGATGATGTTGTACGACATTGCTCTCCCTGGTAAACACGCTCGTACTACCGCGCGTGTTTTTATTTGTTGTGTTTATACCTATGTATATAGCCATTATCGGATACTATTATAATTCTTTTGAACCTATATCTATGGCCATCCTCATATAAACCAATTCCTTTTTCAACTGACTGCCGTGTGAAAACTCCTCCCTTTGAATAAATCAATGCAACATCCGCTCTTTTTGTTCTTGCATGGTCAAGAGCGTTCCTGATTGTATTCGCTCCATCCTTTGTTGGTGTCCTTTGCTCGAAAGAAGCTGAGAAGATACGTCCGTCAGGTGTCCTTACCTGCCCACTTTCATTCTTCAGCACTACCTTATACCCCTTGTCCGCAAGTATACGTGCCGCTTCCAGCTCTTCGGACTTGTGGCGTGCTGGGCTCTTCTCTATTGCGACATACCCGCCACCTTTCCCAATTTCCACGCTGGAGTACCGCCCACTGGCTCGCATTGCTTCAACTTCTGCTTGCCGTTTACGGTATGTTGAAGTACCTTGCTGGTATGTGCGAACACCCCCGGAAGTTTTAGCCATGCTTTAATCCCCCACAAACTTGCTTCCGAAACGCCCCCTCTTGTTATTTGTGTAGAAAGCTGATTCCGGTATGTTCAAATCATCATACGAACTTCTTCGGGCTTGCTGTGTGTTTCCTCCAAGCTTTCTTATACTGTCAAGGTAAGCCTTGTTTCCGGAAGCTTTGTAGTCAGTACTGTCAACCCTACCTCCAAGCGATTTCCAAGCCATCTTCATACTTTCGGTAAAAGACATCTTACCTCCATAGAGCTTATAGAGTTTGTGCGCCATAGACATAACTTTTGAACTTCCAAGACGGGAAGTACCTGTGCTCCTTACTCCTCCTGCTGTCTTAGCCATAACTATCTCCTTTTACGTCTCCTATTTGTTGAACTTCCTGTATATCCACCACGTCCTGCTCTGAACTCACGCTTATCTTTTACTTCAAATTCACGTGCCAAATCACGATTGTAAATATCATACTCGGTGCCATGCTTTGTGTCTCGGTCTATTGCTGCCGTGGTGGCAAATCCTGACTTCGCCGGACTGTCAAACCGTTCAGCCACCCTGTCAATCCATTTCTCGGCTTGCGATTGAGTCCTGAAATTCTTTTGCAGCCACCTTGTGTTACCATTCCTGTTTGTCACTGACACTGATGCTTGAAAGTTGCCGCCACTGGTGCCACCTCTAACTCCTCCTGCTGTTTTAGCCATTATTACCTCCTTTCTTGGTTTTCTTCACCCTGTTTGCCATAAACTGCTCCACATACATCACACTGTTCTGCACGCAAAGCTCCTTTATCTTCTCACCGCCACCGTAAACTATCATATTGGGAATATCTTTCCCTGATATTTCACGGGCAATTTGTATTTCAATCTTCAAGTATTCCTGTCTATCGGAATAGCCGCGTGTTGCAAAAGCATTGTAACCTTCTGGGATACCCATGCGGTTGTACTTGTAGAATTTCTTCGCCACATTGAGGTCGGCATATACCTTTACGCCGCACTCCTGGAAGTAGCGGGCAATCCAACGTTTCTTGTATATCTGCTGCAATCCATATGCTACAGGTGTCGTATCGAACAATGACAGGTTAGGTTCAACAACAGCAGAACATCCGCTGTTCAGAACAACCGTAGGGTCTTTCCATATCGCTTCAAAGCGGTAATCCTCCACGTAGAAATGATAAGTTTGGATGTCTTTCCTCAACCTCGTGTCAGCTCCCCATGCGGAGAACGGCAGCAGCAAACCGGGTGCAGGTTGCTCATCCAAACGCAGGTTCGGTATGTCGAAATCGTTGTTGCTCTCATATATCCTGTCGCCCAGCATCATGGCAAAGAAGTCGGCATCTTCTTGTTGGCAATCCTTTTCTTCCGCTTCTTGCTTCGGTGCAAGTTTATTTCTATCTTTATCTTCCTGCCATACGTCAAATCCCCAATCATTCAATTCTTCGCTGTCCCATTCGTTCGCAAGCAATCCCCAATCGTTTTCACCAAAAGGATTATTATCTTGGATAATCATTTGACAAAGTTTTTCTACCGGTGTATCTTCAGGTAATATGCAACAAGGCACTTTTGTCCATTTTAGCTTTTTATATGCTTGTAAACGCATATTCCCGCCAATAACGACATATTCCCCTTTATATGGATAGACAAGTAAATCTCTCGCTTCGGTCATTTCCGGCAATTCCTTGATTGATTTGCACAGTTTTCTAAACTTCGCATCCTTGATAAGTCGAGGATTACGAGGAAGCCCTTCTATCTGTCCATCGTTATGAATAACTTTTGATATGTCAAGTTTGGCTCTTTGCATAAAAAATACCTTTGAACTACTATTATTCATTCAAAGGTACTACCACAACCAAAGATAACGAAATATCTTCAATCGTTATACACAACAATCAGGCTATTGTTGTGAACTAAGCCATTTGTCCCGTCTTTCTCTGCACTGCTCTAAGGTAGGTGCACAACAAGAAAACAACTCACCGCTTTCAGTACGGTAGTCGTACTGGTACATTCTCACTCTCTTTCTGCCTAACTTCGTTGTGTAGGTAGTGTAATTCTCTTTACCGGACTGGCATACGCTGCAACCGTTTACATTTATTGAGTTCATAATTCAAGTAATTGTTTCGTTTTATCCACGTCTACAAAACTCGTCCACCCTGCTTTATGTAGTTTTATAGCTGCCTCTCTGATTGTGATTTTGCCACTCTTGACACTTTCTTTCAAAGATTCTAATACATTCTTCATTCTTAATTCATTTTTACGTTCAATTTTTCTTCACTTGTATAAGCCACTACAAGCCCAGTTTCATCATGTTGTATGGTGATGTACTTTTCACCCCTCTCTATAGTAGAGAAGTCATAAGGGGTTGCCATCTTACCCAATACCTTGCCCAGTTGCTTCATCAATGGGGCTTCGGGGCTGATAACTAAAACTAAATCTGCTTTCATAATCGTGTATATTGTGGTAGCCCGAAAGCTACCGGATTAAACTTCAGTCAATCTGCCATACGTTTCTTTGCCGCGTTGTTTTGACGCCTTGCAAACTCTTTGGCTAATTCATAATCTGCGAAATAATTGATACGATTACCTGTTTCAGTGTTTACTACCCCATAAACCTTGCAACCACACTCAATTGATTCGCGAACTACATATTTACTCTGCTGGTTCATATTCTTATAGGTTATGCAGGGCTTTCGCCCTGCTGATTAATTATTTAATACCGTAATCTCTTTGTTGCCTATCTCTGTATCTACATTCAGAACCTCGTACTTTTGAGCCTTGTAGTTATAAACAACTTCACAGGTATTGAAGCCTCTGCCATCTTCTCTTTGGTCATAAACAGTATTTATATGCTGATACATTTTATTGCCTAACATGAAGTTTATCTTACCTGATGTACAGAAGTAGAATGCTACTGCATACTTCAATGTTTTCTTTTCATCAATCTTCTTTGTTGCCATGATCGTATATTTAAGCGTTAATACCAATTGTGTTTCTCATAAAGTCACTTGCTTGCTCTACTGACATACCCAGCTTCTTTTGAATCAAAATGAGCATACAGCTTACTTGTTCTTTTGTGTTCAAATTGCCTTGTACAAACTCTGACATGATGAACTTCTCTATTGTTCTTTGTTTAATTACTGATGCTGCCATAATCGTATATCTTTTAATTGTTATTACTTCTTGTTTGATGATGCAAATGTATGGGTTTATAATTACACTTCAAATAGAATAATGTCTTATCCTGATATAGGTAGACACATTTACAAACTAATAAATGTGTTACTATTATGACTTCAAAACGAAAGCTTTATCGTGAAGATGAAAAACTGTTTTTTCTTCACTCTTACTACCAATCAGGT